GGGGGCGAGCATCTGCATCATCTGGCCATATTTGGTAAGATCATGCCCACGTCCTAAGGCCTCTAGGCCACTGACGATGTGTGGCTTCACAACACCTTCTGGAAGCTTTGGAAGCTTCTTCTGCTGCTGCATCCGAGACATCAAACGGCTCACGAGGGGCTTCTGAAGGTCAGAGCTCAAGGCCCCGTAGGTTCCCGAGAGCTGTCCCTCTAGCATCGTCGCCATGAGGCGCACCTCTTCAGCACTAACTCGCTCAGCCTGTCGAATGACTGAACTCTCCATCACAAAGGCTTGTGCTAGGCGCTGTTCGATCCGTTGAGCTGTCTGCCCAGCGACCGATAGATCTGCTGCCTTGTTGACCTGCAGCATCTCCACGTCTGAGGCCTTGCCAGTGACGACAGAGCCGTTTGCTGCTGAGGCAACTGCTTGTTTCTTGGTGGTGCCGTTTGGGTTTACCATGACCAGTAAACGGGCAGAGGCCGCTGATCCATCGAGGATAGCTTTATGTAGCCCCTCGAGACTGCGGAGGTCACCAAAGATCTCTTCGACATGGCTGCGCCCGTAGCTTTCTCCCGTAACAGCAGTCCATCGGAGAGCCATAATTGGTGGAGTATCGACGTCATATTCACCGTAGGTGCCAGGGATCTGCATGCCGTTAATTTCTTGGTATGTTATCCACTTCTTTTTGCCCCGTTCATTAAGGCCAATCATGTACTTAGTGTATACATCGATTACCTTAGCCTCACTACTCACTGCTTGGTCGAGGGAATCAATGTGACCAATAAGCTGGAGGACTTCGGCATCAAGGGTGTCAGGTGCGAATTGCTCTTTGATTACGACATGCTTCAGACGACCCTGTGGATCTCTGCTGACAACATATCGCTCAAGACCAAAGCCTTTTAGGTTTCCTTCTTGAGGAAGAGTAAGCAGGTAGTTTCCGGTGACAATTAGATGACGAATACACTCATGCAGAGTGTTGCGCATTCCCTCACCTTCCAGCTCCGAGATTACAGCTCTCTCGATTGTAGCGAGGCTTTCATCAACAGCAGCCCGTTGGGTGTCATCACCACCAGTAAGTTCAGCTAGCGTGAAATCATCTACGCTAAGTTTAAAAAAGGGCGTGTTTGGGGGGAACAGCGCCATCATCAATTTTGATGCTAGATTATTCACCCCCCTTGCGCCAATGGATTGATAAGGAGTCACCAATCGCGTATCGGAGTTATGACCCTCTTCCATTAGAAGAGACGGAATTGTAAGTGCAGCGCATTCTCGTGCGCGCTCTAGGTAGATATTCCTTGGCCCCTCCAAGCGACTGTAAGTCCCAGCACAGGAGATATTTTGGTGCATTTTAATAGTTCACCGGCTTTTGGGCGTTGACGCCCCCAATTGTTGGAAGACCAGATCGAACTACTGTTGCAGGACGTGGAATTGCCATTGGATTACGGTAGCTTGTTCTACTGGGACTGGAAGCCTTACTATTTATAATAGAACTAGAGGTGCTTGGTGTCCCAACGCTGTCCTCAGGTAAACTTTGGTTGATGCTGGCTTGGCTCCCAGCCGCCGAAGAATAATTCGTGCTTGGCATAGGTGCCGAGGGAGCTTGGCGAGGTTGCTCTTGCTGTTTTCGGTTGCGCCCCATGAGCATGAGGAGTCCAACACCAGCCACAGCGGCAGCGAGATTACACATTAAACAGGCTCTCTTCTTGTTGTTGATGGAGGGCCGCAAGGTGTTTAATTACGTTTTGCTGGCCAATCTGATAGTTGATCTGGTGAGGGTCCGCAGTGGGACCCTCGGGTAGCTCAACGGGAAACTGAACCTGCAGATAGCGAATTAATTCAGTAGAAACATGGGGTTGTGTGTCTTCCATGATACTCCCTTAGCTCTTATGGGTAAAAATTAGCGCACCGGACAGGCCCCGGTTGCACAGTCAGCATCCTCCACGGCATCCAAAATGTCAGAGCCACCGAGATCCACTGAGTGAAGCTCAGATATGTAGGACTCGTACTGATCCTGTGTGACAACTTCTTGGGGTAGGTAGGGGTAGCCGAGATCTTGGGCTGTCTTGGTTGGATCGTTCCTGTAAATCCACGAAACGCCCACGTAGGTATCCCAATTTTCCATGAGCCAATCGATGATGTCAGGGATCTCACCAACGTCATAACTTATTGTAACTGAACAGTTATGGTCGACGTAAGCCTCCATCAAAAGCTTGTATCGCTCAAGCTGCTCAATGGCTGATTCAAGATTGACTTCCTTACCATCGACCGCACTGAACTCCACCGAATCCCAGCGCACTGGAAAGGTAACAATAGTTGCTTCCTCAGTTGCATAGGGATCAGGAAAACTCCTGTACCCAGCCTGTTTTAGGGCAGGAACTAGGGGATCGGTGTTCGAGAATTTGACGTTGTTAAAGATGTACTTGCCTAGAGGCTTATGGACACCCTCAGTCGTACTCATGATTTTACTCAGAGTACCGCTGGGCTTAACGGTCGTTACGGCTTTGGCGTGGGGAAGCCCCAGTTCATCAGCCATTTCCCGAGCGGCATCGTGAGCCGCAGCGCGTAGGGCCTCAAGGTATTCGCGGCTAGGGTTAGCCGCAGCGATTCCTGTGATGCCCACGCCCATGAGACGGAGGTAATCGTTGGTCTCATGCCACGAAGGCTGGAGGATGCCATCCTTGAATGACACACAGGTTTGCCGATAGTTAGCCCGAGCAACCAAGCGCATGACTTGGAGGATGCGGGGGTTGTGCATACCAAATTTAGCAATGTCGATCTCAACAAGGTTGCAGAAGCTGCCTTCCCCTCCGAGTAGGATCTCAGCGCATGGATTCACCCCAGCAAACCAAGGTGCGCGGCGTTTGGCTGACTCTCCATTGATGAACCCTGGCTCACTCCCTCCAGCCTCAACCATCTTCGCAAAAACCGCCTCAATTTCTAGACGACTAGGCTTTTTCCAAAACATGATGGAGTTGTTGGATTGTGAGCGCCACGGCTTGTCGACCCAGTGATTCTTCTTGGCGAGGATAAAGTTAGACGCCATTGGATTGTCTACATCAAGAAGAGCAATCTCAGCAGAGCGCCTCGAGGATAGGGTTGTTCCCAACAGGTTTAGTATGTCGAGGATATCAATCTCATCAAGAAGGACACCCACCTTACTGTTTAGGATCTTAGCAATCTGCTGGTAGGCCTCAGCTAGCGTGGCATCACCAGAGCTAATCCACCCGTACCCAGAAAGGCGTTCTCCTCCCGGTCGGATCTCACTAAAGTCCAGCTTCAGCTTCTTACAGTCAGCAGGAAGCGTGAGAAGCTTTCCAACTGACTTCGCCCAACCCTCAGCGCTGTCACCAACAGTAAGGATGTAGTGACCTTGGAGGGGGTTTAGGAAGATTGTGGACTCTCGGCCACCCTTAGTTTTACGCTGGGATCGCTGAACAACGATCTCGACAGGTTGGTGAAATCCCCGGAGCACACCCACCTGAGGTTTGAAACCGACACCGCAGCCTTGGAGAAGAAGCCAGAGAGCATCCACAACATCACTTGCATTCCGTATGGTGTTAAATGAGCAATTGAATTGACTTGCCTCTCGGCGCTTCGCAACTGGCGTTCCACCCAACCAGCGGGTCCGTCCAGATGGGCTAGCTTCAAGATTGTAGAAAACATCAAATAACTCATCGAGCTCATCAAGCTGCTTGGAGTTGAGCGGAGATCCTTGAGCTCGTTCCCAGAGCCACTTTTGATGTTCAATGATACGTTCCGTAGTTTGTTCTAGGGTTTCGAAAACACCCCCTTCTTCATCAAGGGGGCGGCTGTAGGTTCTGCGGTGGACGATTTCCGCCCTAATGTCTGCAAATGACATAATGCACCTCAAAAAAGAAAAAGGGACCCGGAGGTCCCCTGTGTTATTCGAATAGATCTGTGAGATCTGGTGGTTGGTAGTTAGGTCCCTTGAGAACCTTTCCGTCTTCTCGGTAGATGGGTTTACCATCGTCGCCCAGCTTACTCATGTTGCTCCGATGGACCCGCTCGAATACTTCATCAATCGGGAGGCCGAACGTCACAGCCATTCCGTAAGTCACGTATAGAAGGTCCGCCAACTCTTTCGTGAGTTCCGCCTTGTCAATCACCGGGTTACCAAGAGCGTCTTCCCACAGTGTTTCCCCTGCGGCTTCCTTGGTTTCCTCTTCGATCAGCTTGGTCCGCATCTTCAACAGATCACGCTCTTTGATGATGTCTGCACCGACAGGTTGACCCATCGCTAAGGTAAATGCCTTCACAGCATCGTAGTGGACGGAGGTGGACCGGAGGGTTCCGTTGGGGTTGTATTCTACCAGTTTTGCTGCCATGTCCATTGACTCGTCATAGGGCATATTGCCAAAGATACTCCTCATTCGTCTTCCACCCCCCTGAACATATTGATCATGCCGAGCACAATCCCGAGCATGAACTGTGAGATAGCCAAGGTAAGCCCAAGGACC